TGGACTCTGTTATTAGAATGATAAACAATCGGGGATTCCAGATTAAGAATGCTTTAGATTGGTTGAAATTTTCTCATGGAAATAATTAACATATCTAAAAAAAATGAAGTCTATATCCAGATAGATTGTGAAGCTTCAACTGCTCAGGAAATTTGTGACCATTTTACTTTTATGGTGCCTGGCTACACATTTATGCCAGCATATCGTAATAGAATTTGGGATGGAAAGATAAGACTTTTTAATGTTCATAATCGTCTTCTTTATGGGGGATTATTTGAACATCTTTGTAAGTTTCTTTATACTAGAGATTACAAAGTAAAATTTCAATCTGACTTTGAAGTCGAAAAAATCAACCTCAAACAAGATTTTATAGATTCATTAAAGTTACCAGTAACCCCTAGAGATTACCAAATGGTTGCTGTCAATCATGCCCTGACCCACCACAAAGCACTTTTACTTTCACCAACAGCTTCTGGTAAATCTTTGATTATCTATATACTAATAAGGTATTTGAATTTAAAAACTCTTATTTTAGTTCCTACTATATCTCTTGTTTCTCAAATGTATGATGATTTTAGAAAATATGGATTTGATGTAGCAAACAACTGTCATACGGTTTTTGCTGGAAGAGATAAAGGTTCTGAGTTGCCTATCATAATATCAACATGGCAGTCAATTTATAAGATGCAACAAAAATACTTTGAACAATATGAACTTGTGATTGGAGATGAGGCTCACGGTTTTAAGTCAAAATCTCTTACATCCATAATGACCAAATGCATTAATGCAAAATATCGTATAGGAACAACTGGAACATTAGACGGAACACTAACTCATAGATTGGTCTTAGAGGGACTATTTGGTAAGACCTTTAAAGTCACATCAACAAAGAAGCTTATAGACAGTAAGCATCTATCACCCTTTACTATCAAAACAATTTTACTAAGACATCCAGATTCTATATGTCATGATCTTAGGAAAATAAGTTATCAAGAAGAATTAGAGTATTTAATTACATCAGAGGCTAGAAATAATTTTATAAAAAACTTAGTTCTAGACATGAAAACTAATACACTTCTTCTATTTCGTTTTGTTGAAAAACATGGAAAGTTACTTTACGATATGATAAAGGAGGAATCAAATGGTAGAACAATATTTTTCGTTCATGGAGGAACGGATGCAGATACAAGAGAACAAATTAGACATATCGTTGAATCAGAACGAAATGCAATTATCGTTGCTAGTTACGGCGTATTTAGTGTTGGCGTCGATATTAGGAATCTTCATAACATCGTCTTCGCTAGTCCTTCTAAAAGTCGGGTTAGAAATCTTCAGTCAATAGGTCGAGGATTACGGAAATCTAAAAAGAAAGATATAGCTACATTGTATGATATTGCTGATGATCTGACTTATGGTAGTAATCACAATTATACATTAGATCATTTTGAGGAAAGGAAAAAAATATATAAGGAAGAACGATTTACTGTAGCTGAATACGTTGTACAATTGAAGACTTAATAAACGAATTATTCATTTAACCCCTACACTAGTATTATATCACCTGTCAAGAGCTTTGTCAAGTGGTTGACAATAGCGGGGTATTGTGTTATAATATATAAAATGACAGCTTATAGGAGGGCAGATTGGCAAAAGTAAAACCGATACATTATGTAGATAATGAAAAGTTTTTGAAAGAAATGATAATATATAAACGTGGATTTGATGAGGCAAAAGAAAAAGGTGAGCTTCCGCCAATGATTTCAGAATATCTTGGTGAATGTTTCATGAAAATAGCACAACGGCTTTCTTTTAGACCTAATTTTATAAATTATGCTTTTAAAGATGATATGATTTCAGATGGTATTGAAAATTGTATTCAATACATAAAGAACTTTAATCCAGAAAAATCATCCAACCCATTTGCATATTTTACTCAAATTATCTACTATGCTTTTATTAGAAGGATACAGAAAGAGAAAAAACAACTTTATATAAAATATAAAACTATGGAAAGTGCTCCATCTTTATTGGAAAATGTAGAAGTGTCTGCAAATGATGGTGATAAAGGATATAATCAAGAGACAATGAATACTGACCAAAAAGCAAATATGTATAATTTTATTAAAAACTTTGAGGATGCAAAGGCTGCGAAGAGTGTAGCTAAAAAACCAGCCAAAAAGACTAACCTTGAATATTTTATGGTAGCATGAAGGTAGCATTAATAAATGATACACATTTCGGTGCGAGAAATGACAGTCAAGCTTTTATGAATTATTTCAGAAAGTTTTATGAAGAAGTATTTTTCCCCACTTTAGAAAAACGAGGTATCCGCGACATTATTCATTTAGGTGATGTTGTTGATCGGCGAAAATTTATCAACTGGAAGACTGTATATCAAATGAGGGAAATGTTTTTTGATGCGTGTTATGGGCGATACATAAATCTTCACATAATAGTTGGTAATCACGATACATATTTTCGTAATACAAACATAGTGAACAGTTTGGATGGTCTTCGCCTACAAAATAATCACCAGTTTCACATTTATGAAGAACCCACAGAAATTGAACTGGATGGTAATAAGTTCTTCATACAACCTTGGATATGTGATGATAATAAAGAACAATCCCTCAAAGCTATAGAAGAAACAACTGCTCAAGTATTATTTGGACATTTAGAAGTTAAAGGTTTTGAAATGCACGCAGGCCAGTATAGTCAGAGTGGTATTGATGCAAGTATGTTCAACAAGTTTGACATGGCTTTTAGTGGTCACTTTCATCACAAGTCGGATAATGGTAACATTTATTATCTTGGTAATCAATATCAAATAACTTGGTCTGATTATAACGATACAAAAGGATTTCATATATTTGATACAGACACCAGAGAGATAGAGTATATTGTAAATCCATTTGAGATGTTTCATAAACTTAACTATGATGATGAAAATTGTTCACTTGAAGAAATTAATAATTAGATTATTCTACATATAAAGGTTGTTATGTCAAGATAATAGTAATTAATAAAAAAAATCCATTTTGGTTTGATACTTTAATGGATAAACTTTATGCTGCTGATGTAGCTGATATTTCAGTTGTAGAGAACTTTGACCAAGATTTAGATATTGAAGATGATATGATAAATGAAGCAGAAGATACGCTCACCATTCTTTCCAAATATGTCAATTCATTAAATATAGATAATAAAAAAGAACTTGACAATTTACTAATTTCACTATACAATGAATCATTAACTTTAGAAACATTATAACAAAGGAAAACACCATGACTAATTATGACATGGATGAGATAGAAAGACAAAGAGAAAGAGAACGAAGAAGTAGAGGAATTAAACCAAACTGGCCTCAATCGGTTGAAATTGGTAAAGATGAAACACCTCACACAGCAGTTGATATAGAACTTTCAGATGATGCTTTTAAAAGGGTTGCTCTTCAGGCACATGAAAGAGATATTACTTTCAATAAAATGGTAGGACTCATATTGAAAGATGGTTTGAGTAATACAGAATATAGATTTGAGCATGATAATAAACCCCAACTTCTTAATGAGGATAAGTGATACAATTTGAAACTATTCGTTGGAAGAACTTTTTAAGTACTGGCAACGTTTTTACTGAAGTAGCACTTAACAAAAATTCAAATACTCTGATAATTGGTGACAATGGTGCGGGTAAGTCTACTATACTAGATGCTTTAACTTTTGGATTATTTGGTAGACCATTTAGGTCAGTCAATAAAGCACAACTTATCAATTCCATAAATCAAGGTGGGACTGTTGTAGAAATTGAATTTAGTATCGGTAGTAAAAAGTATATAGTAAAAAGAGGTATAAAGAAGAACTTTTTTCAAATATATTTGGATGGTTCTCTTTTAAATCAAGACGCAGCTATTAGAGATTATCAAGAATTCCTTGAGAAAACGGTTCTAAAATTAAATTATAAGTCTTTCACTCAGATTGTTCTTTTGGGTAGTTCTTCTTTCATTCCTTTTATGCAACTCAAAACTTCTGATCGTAGAGCTATTATTGAGGATCTTCTTGACATTGAAATTTTTTCTGTAATGAATCAACTTCTCAAAAGTAAAGTTGTTATTAACAAGGATAATACAGGAATGGTTGATATTTCACTTGGATTGGCTAGAGGGGAGGAGAAATCGACTAAACATTTAATTGAAAAGCTTAAAGAAAATAAAACTTCTCAAATTAAAAAAAAATAAAAAAGATATAAAAGAACATGAAGATTATCTGGAAGATTATAAAAAGAAAAATACAGGAATTGATCAAGAAATTAAAAAATTTCATATATCTATATCTGATGAATCTAAAGTAAGAGAAGAAGTTAAATCATTACTTACTTATAAGAGCGATATTGAAAGGGGTATTCTTCAATCTGAAGAAGACATAGAGTTTTACGAAAATAACAAAGAGTGTAATGTATGTCGGCAAAATATACCAGAGGATTTTCGTGAAAAAATGATTGAACTTTTTCATGGTAAGATGCACCAGATGAGCAGTGGAGTAGTTAAGTTGGGTGAAAAACTTAGTGAAATGAAACACAGAACTGATGATATTGATAAAGTTCTTGGAAAAATACAAGGATTTAAAAATGATATAATAAAAAATCAAAACAGTATACAAGTGTGTACTCAATATATCAATAAGGTTTCTAATCAGAATGATGAAATATCACAAATGATAGATGATATAGATATTAAGAAATCTACACTTGAAAGTATAAAAGAAAATATTGAGGCATATACTGAAGAGAGGGAAAAGTTATCAAAAGAAAAACATCTTTATGAAATAGCAACAACTCTCCTTAAAGATACAGGAATCAAGACTCGTATTATTAAACAGTATCTTCCAATTATCAATAAACTGATAAATAAATATTTGTCAGCGATGGATTTTTACATTACATTTGAACTTGATGAAAATTTTAATGAAACTATAAAATCAAGACATCGTGACGAATTTACTTATGCCTCTTTTAGTGAGGGGGAAAAAATGAGAATAGATCTTGCTCTTCTTTTCACTTGGAGAGCTGTCGCTAAACTCAAGAATAGTGTAAATACCAATTTATTAGTACTTGATGAAGTGTTTGATAGTTCACTAGATGCTTCGGGTACAGATGAATTTTTGAAAATACTTTATGATTTAACACATGGTACTTCTTCAAATATAAACGTATTTGTTATAAGTCATAAAGGTGAAGTGCTATATGATAAATTTGAAAAAACGGTAAAGTTTCAAAAACAAAAAAACTTTTCAACATTGGCTGCATAATGTCTGATATAATAACTGTTGGTGGTGCCTTTACACCCAAAACAACATACGAATTTAAAAAAGATGATTCTGAACTCACTCTTAGAAAAATGAATTTACTTCCAGAAGACCATCCAGTTTTACATCAAGAACCCCTCACTTGGATTTTTGATCCACCACAAGCAGACCCCAAACTTATGTACGAGATAATGCTTGAAAATATGGTGTATCATCATGGACTAGGGCTATCTGCCAATCAGATAGGAATGCCAGTAAAAGTTTTTGCAATGAGAATAGACGATAGTGATATGGCAATAGTGTGTTTTAATCCAGAAATACAAAAAGAATCAGAAGAAATGATAAAGATGACTGAAGGTTGTTTAAGTTTTCCATCGTTGTATCTGAATAAAAGAAGACCTAAAGAATTATCTGTTAAGTATCAGAATGCAGATGGAGATTTTATTACTGCTCATTTTGAGGGTTTAGCCGCAAGAGTTTTCCATCATGAAATGGATCACATGATAGGCAAAACTTTTTTGGATGGAGTTAGTAAAATTTTATTACAATCAGCTAGAAGAAAACAAAAAACATTAATAAGAAAGGCAAAAAAAGATGGAAGAAGAATTCCATATTGAAAAACGTGGTTCTTTACGAAAATCTAAGCGTTTGATTAATAAACGTGAAAGAGTTCAAGTAAGGAATTATTTAAAAGGAAATTCACCAGATGATTACCAAGAGTTTGATGATGATATAGAATATGAAGACATATCGTATAAAAATTAAAGACAAAGTAGTTCATAGAACAGATGATAAAAAGAAAGCATTGCAAGTGACTGCTAAGATATTTCGTGATGGCCATGGAGAAGTGTCTCTTCATGGTGGTAGACTAGGAAAGTGGTGGAATAAATAATATGATAAAAATAGAGAAAGGTAATTACCATGCCACTATATGATTTTGAATGTGAAGAGTGTAATTACATTGAAGAGATACTTACAAGTTCTGCAGGGAACACTGAGATAGTTTTAACGTGTCCTGAATGTGAAAAAGAAACTATGAAAAGGAAAGTAGGTCTTAGTAGTTTTCAATTAAAAGGCGGTGGTTGGTATAAAGATGGTTATACCAAAAAACCAAAATAATATATACGAAATAGAGATGCTGGTACTAGGTATAGCGCAGATGACTACTGACTAACTCCTAGCCGACAAGATTAGTCTCTTGTTTAATAGAACTTGCGGTGGTAAGTACAGCCAAGAAACATTTTCTTTATATTTTGAAAATGTAAGTAAGTTTGGATTTGCATCTCTACTTATCCAAAAAATGAAATGTTTGATAATCATAAATACTATTGTTAAACTTTAAGTTGTAACCTTAATCATAAGGAGCCCCCCCAATGTCCTTTAGCGTTCAGTTACCCACTTATCAAGTAGAAACTCAAACTGATGTTACACTATATCCATCCCACACAGAAGCAAACAATCATTATCAAAAATTTGTAGATAAAAATGTTCCTTGTGAATTATACGAGGATGGAAAATTACAAAAGGAATTTAAACCCAATTAAAAGATTTTATTATGAAAAGTGAAAATGAAGCAGGGAAGCTGCTCTTTCAATATGAAGAAGATAAAACTTTAGCAGAAGTGATGGAGTATATCGCAGGAACTTACTCTGAACATTATGGCGACCAAAAATTTCAGATTCAGGACGTATTTGAGCAAATGGATATTGCTGAAGAATTCGTTAGAGGTGCCGCGATGAAATATCTGTTTCGTTTCGGAAAGAAAAATGGGAAAGATCGGAAGGATCTTCTCAAATGCATACATTATGTATGTTTATTATATCACTATTCATTTAAAGCCGGAAGGGCAGAAGAATGAGAATTATTGATGATGTTAAGCTAGATTTCAGCGATGTGCTCATATCGCCAAAGAGATCACAACTTACCTCGCGTAAAGACGCAGACCTTACCAGAACATTTACATTCAAACACTCACGCCACAACTGGAGTGGTATTCCTATAATTGCATCAAACATGGATCACACAGGCACCATCGCCATGTGCCATGTTCTTATGGAATATCCTATACTTACAGCACTATGTAAGTTTGTCGAATCTACAGAGTGGGGATGGAACAAGAACATAATAAGAACAATTGGATTAGATCAAAATCTAGACAATTTACCCTATGATTCTGACACAGCGCCATGGATATGTCTTGATGTGGCGAATGGATATACAGAACGATTTAATGATTATGTTGCATTGATGAGAGCCCACGAAGCAACTAAGAATAAAATAATCATAGCAGGAAATGTATGTACACCAGAAGCCACAGAACAGATAATCCTGGCCGGTGCTGATATTGTAAAAATTGGTATTGGGCCAGGAAGTGTTTGTACGACACGTAAGATGACTGGCGTAGGATATCCACAACTTTCGGCAACGATAGAGTGTGCCGATGCAGCTCATGGTCTAGGAGGACATATTATTACAGACGGAGGATGTACAGTAGTAGGAGATATAGCAAAAGCTTTTGGTGCGGGAGCAGATTTTGTAATGCTTGGTGGTATGTTGGCAGGACACAAAGAATGTGAGGGTGAAATTTTAGAAAATGATGTAATGGAATTCTATGGTATGTCTTCTGAAGAAGCACAACTCAAATATTATGGTGAAAAGAAAACACATAGAGCTTCAGAAGGAAAGAAAGTTCAAATTCCATACAGAGGTAATGTTGCAGATACGA